GCGGGGAAGTCAGTCGGCATAGTGGTCTCACCTGGATAGTTTCAATAAGTCGTCGACTCGTTGAAACCGACCGCGCGCGCGCGCAGGCTGGCGACCGCTAGGCGATCGCGGTCGGCCGCAGCACGGTCAGGCGCCGGCTGTTCCAGGTCGACTGCGCGCTCGACTTCGAGCTCAAGCCGAGGTGGCTCGAGCATGGCCGCCGCCGCACCGGCTGCCGACCTTCGGCGCGCCAGCGACGCCGCGCGCGCCACCGCCTCGTCGAGCGTCCCGATGCGGTCGGCCATCCCGAGCTTGACGGCCTGCTTGGCCAAGAACGTCCGCCCCTGGCCGAACTCGCCGCGCACCATCGACGTCGCCACGTTCCGGCCGCGCGCGACCGCCTTGATGAACACCGCGCCCACCTCGTCGACCTGCGCCTGGAGATGCGCCAGCGCTTCTGGCGTCGGCGCCGAGAAGTCGTTGATCTCCGCTTTGTTCTCGCCGTTCCGCACGAGCGTGTGTTGGATGCCCTCGCGTTCGAAGAACCCCTGCCAGTTCTCGAGCAGCGCGAAGACGCCGATGCTCCCGACTTCCCCGCTCGGTGAGACCACGAGCTCGTCGGCTTGAGTGGCTATCCAGTAGGCAGCTGACGCCGCCAGCGTGTTGGCGACCGCGACGACCGGCTTCTGTCCGCGCGCCGCGAAGACCTCTTCGGCGAGCTCGGCAACGCCCGACACGGCGCCGCCAGGTGAGTCGACCTCGAGCACGATGGAGCCGATCTCAGGGTCGGCCAGCGCCTGGCGAAACGCCTTGCTGATCCCGAGCGTCGAGGTGCCGCCGCTCATCTCCGAGAAAAGATCCATGCGGTGACCGATCACCCCGAAGATCGGGATGACCGCGACCGCCCCCTGTCTGGTGCCGCCGGCGGCCTTCCGCGAGTCTGCGACGATCGCGCGGATTGACTCCTCGTCGACGTGGCCGCCGCGCACCCGGAGCTCGAGCAGCGCCTCGATCTGGCGGAATTTCGACTCCTGAATGGCCCAGCGCTCGGCCATCACCGCGCGCACGATCCGCTCGTATCGGTTCGGCTGGCTCATGACGTTGCCTCCTGCGCCTCGTCCTCGAGCGCGCCCGCGCGCCCTGGCAGGTCCCCACAGAGCGCCAGCGCCGCGAGCTGCGGTATCGCGAGCGTCTCCCATTCCTCGGTGACCGACACACCGCCCTTCGCCACCGCCAGCCCGTGACTCCCGCAGTATTCCCGCGAGAGCACCAGCGGCATCCGCAAGCGCTCGGCGATGCGCGGCGCGTAGCCGTCATAGAACTCGCGGAGCCCGGCCTGCCACGCTTCGGCATCGCCGGCGTGCTGGCGCGCCAGCCGCTGCACCGCGCCGCGCTCGGCCGTCACCAGCCGGCGGGCCTCGTCGAGCAGGAGCACGTGCGCCTGCGCCCACCAGCGATCGACCAGCGCCCCTGACCCTGCGCCGCCGCTCGTGCCGCGCATGTTGAGCGGCGTCAGCGGATCGTCGAGACCGGCGAGGCTGTTCCAGTGATGGTCGCGCCTGACTTCGTTGCGCGTGCGCACGCCATCCTGCACGTAAATGCGATCGACGTCGGCCTGCTCCTTCGGGTTGCCGCGCATGATCTCCCAGAGGTCGAACCGCGAGAAGTAGACCTGCGGCGCGAGGAATAGCTGGTTGTCGATCGCCATCTCGAGGCGCTCGACGAACGGCCGGAAGGTGAGGTCGACCAGGTCCTGCCGAAACTGGCGCGTCGCCGCATACGTCGCCGTCGCGTCGCTACCGAGCGCTGCGAGCGGCAGGTTGAGCCAGTCGGCCACGTGCTGGCGCCCGAATTGCCGCGTGGCCAGGAGCTGCGAGTCCTCCGGGCTGATGCCGAGCTTTTCGATCTTGATGTTCTCCTCGAGCGCGAGCACGCCGAAAGCATTCTCCACGCCGACCAGATACCGGGCGATCGAGTCGTGCAGGTTCTTCAGCCCGACATCGCCGAGCGACTCCGGATGGATCGCCGCGAGCGCCGCCGTCGCGCCGCCCTCGAAGAACTGCGATGCGAAGCGCTCGGCCGCGAGCATGACGCCCAGCGACTGCGTGCCGTAGCGGATGACCGAGACGCCCTTGACGCCGTCGAGCGACAGCCCTTTGACGTGAAAGATGTCCTCTGACCCGAGAAGCTCCGGTTTGCCGCCACCCTTACGCCGCACCGTGTATTGAAGGGTGCCGGAGGGCAGGAGCGTGACGGCGACGAGGTCGGGATGAATCGGGCGCAGCTGTCCGACGAACCCGCGGCCGCCCTGGTCGGCAATGATGCGCGCGTAGAAGTTCCCGCGCAGGAGCACGTGCGTGGAGACCATCTCCCAGAACTGATGGGCATCCATGAAATCATTCGGCCGAAGGCCGACGATGTCCGCGACGGGGTGATTCTCGGTAAGCCGCTCGTCGCCGTTCGCCTGTCGCTGGAAAATCTGACAGTCGCACGCCGCCACGTTCCCGGCGATCAGGTTCACGCCGCGCCAGAAGGCCGACAGGGTGAGCGCGATGTCCTCGCTGCCGGTCGGGCCGACCGTGAACCCGGACTGCGGGTCGGTGTACCAGAACGGCGAGAGCGGGCCCGGCGGGCCCGGCGTGCCGCTCGAGGCCCGCAGCGCCGGCCGGTTGAAACGCGCGAGGAATCCCATGCGGTTAGCCTCGACTCCGCGGCGCCGCCGCAGGACGTGACGAAGGGGTCGTCGTCGAGGAGCCGCCAGGGTCAGCGGCGCATCGCGGCCAGCCGAGGCCCATCATGACCGCGCCGGTGATGATGGACGCCGCAGGCCAGTCGAACTGAGAGCCGACGCCACAGAAGAACAGCCCGAGGCCGGTATACAGTGTAACCTCTTGCGGCCCGATCTGGTCGTCGCCAGGCCCGAACCATCCGCCGATCCGGTGGACCAGCTGCACCGCACCGCGTGCAACTCCCTGCAAGGCTCGCCTCACGTGGTGACCTCCTGTCCACTCACCGCGTCAAAGATGCCGCGCGCGCGGACGATGCGCGCTGGTCCAGCCTGATACCGCGACCGCTTTTTAGGTGGCTTCATGAGCAGCACCCGGAGCCCAAGGATGGCCGCCACGAGCCCGTCGATTCGCTTCGTTCCGGCGGGCTTCACCGGCCGGATGTCGCCCCACGAGTTTTCTTCCTTCGCTGCGTTCGCGACGCACATCGTCAGCACAGGGTTGCCCGGGTGCCGCGCACGCCCAGCGACGATCATCGCCTCGATCACCTTCGACGGCTCAGAGAGCTGCCGAAAGCCCTGCTGGATGTCTAAGACGTGCTCTTTGCCTAACCAGTTGATCAGCCAGGTCGCCAGGTGGCCGGCGTTCGTCGGGTCGCATCCGACCGCCTGCACCCGGCCGACGGCGCCGAGCGCCTCCATGCGCCGGAAGATGACCGACTGGTCGATCATCGCGCCAGCCGTCGTCGTGATGAACCCTTCTTGCTCCCAGCGGTCGTATGGGATGCGGTCCTGCTCGACGCGCCGCCGGAGCGTGGCCTTCGGCATGAAGAACAGCGGCCAGAGGTCGACCGCGAAGTTCACCACCCGCAGCCGCTGCTCGACGGGTTCGTCGGGATCTCCACTCGCCGGCGCGAGCCCGAGGTCGATCGGGACCTCATCGGCCGCCAGGTCCCGCGGCGAGACGGCCACAACCGCCGACAGGTCGATCTTGCTCGACAGGTCAACGCCAAGGTACAGATCCCGCCCTCGTAGCTCCTCGAGGTCGAAGGCCGACTCGCACGACTTCCAACGGTCGCCCGGAATCCACACCGTTTCGGAATCGGTCCATTCGCAGAAGTTGAGCCGTCGCACGATGTTCTGCTTCGACGGCATCCCGATCGCCTCGGCGACCTGCTCGCGCAGGTACTCCAAGGTGATCGACACCCCGAGGTTTGGATTCGCTTTTTGCCAGTGTGGGCCCTCCAGGTCCCACCGATCACAGGTCTGCGTCGGGCATTCCGGATTCGGCTGTCTATGCCCCTTTTTGAAGCATGCCTCGCACGGATCAAGGTGGCAGACGTAGGCGAACCACGCATCGTTCTCGATGCTGCCCTCGAGGACCTGCCGCGACATCTCATGGTTGTGCCAGCAGACCGTTTCACGGTTGAATCCGCTGTTGGTGACCTTGAAGATGAGCGCGTTTTTCCGGCCCTTCGTCCCGGCGCGGATTTTCTCGTCGACGGTGTTCGTGTCGTGCTCGTGCAGCTCGTCGATCAGCCCGATATACACACGCTTGCCATCGAGCCCCCTTTTCTCAGAGCTGATCGGCCGGAAAAATGCCCCGGTCTGCAGGACCGCCAGATTATTGACCGTGCTATCGATCGTCCCTTTGTCGCGCAGGACGCGCAGCGCCGGCGACGCCTCGACCATGTTCTCGGCGTCCATGAAGGTGAGCTTCGCCTGATCAAGCTTGACAGCCGCAGCGTAAATCTGCGCGCCGCGACCGCCGTCGACCACGAGCCCATACAGCCCGATGCCGGCGGCCATCGGCGTCTTTCCGGATCCCTTCGAGGTCTCGACGTAGGCGACGCGAAATCTGCGCTGGCCATCCCGGCGGTACCACCCGAAGAGGCTCCCGATGATGAAGCGCTGGAATGGCGACAACGTGAACGGGACGCCGCCCACGACGCTCGAGGCGCCGCCGTCGATGGGCTGCTCGACGTCAGGCAGGTAGAGCACGTCATCGTAGAACCGGATCGCGTCGGCGGCCTTCTCGCCGCGCCAGACGAGCCCGCGCGCGGGCCCGTGCTCGAGGTCGCGCAGATGACGTTCGCACGCCAGGCGCACGAGCCGACCGGCGATGGTCCGCCCATCGACGACAGCCCGCGCATAGGCGGTGACTGAATCCGGCGCAGCGGCTTTCTTGGCCATTGAATCAGCGGCGGGCGTTCGCGATCAGCTCATCGAGCGGGCTCGCCTGCTTCGCCGCCGGCGCCTCCGGTGGTAGTCGCATCCGCGCTCGGTCCACCGCCGACAACCCCTGCAGCGCGAGATAGGCGCGGAGCTCCTTCAGGATCCGCACCTGTTGCGTGCGATAGGGGCTTTCCTTGAACTGGACTTTCTGCTGCGTGCCAAGGTCTTTCGGCAGGGCCGTGGTGATGACGTCGCGCATCACCGATGTGGTGCCCTCGGTCGCCTCGTCCTCGCGGCACCTAAGGAACAGGTCCGTTAGCGACACAATCCCATGTATCGCCAGAAAGTCGCTCGAGGTACTCCAGGCGCCGCAGTGCTTCTTCAGCGTGCGCCACAGCTGGCGCTCACGAGCGGTCAGCCATCTCGGAGGCTTCGGCCAGTCCTGCCCGAGCGCGCCGACCGGCGAGACGATCTCATCCCCGTGCCGGTCCTCGCGGAAAGTCCCCTGAATCAACTTTATGGCGGTCGGCTTCCTTGGTCCACCCGCTCTAGGTCGACGCCCTCCCCTTGCCATTTAATACGTCCCTTATGAAATCTCTGAAACTGACAAACTATCTACGCGCCA